TCTAGTAGGTGCTAATACAGTAGCTGGTACAGTTGACGCTTTTGAAGTAGCTTACTATGAGGCAGCTCAAGGTATGGCGGCAGCGACAGCTACTACAGCTTTCGTTTATGGTTCAGAATTCAACAAAGGCGCAGGCCCAATGGAAGGATCTCTAGAATCAGAAGACATCTACTTATCAAACAAACCAGTTATCATTAAGGACAGATACAACGTATCAGGTTCTGACATGGCTCAAATTGGTTGGGTTGAAGTAACGTCTGAAAACGGTGCAGCTGGATACTTATGGTACATTAAATCTGAGCATGAAACAAGACTACGTTTTGATGATTACTTAGAAATGGCTATGATTGAAGGTGTAATTGCAGAAAACGCTTCTGGAGCATTAGCTCACTTAGGAGGTTCTGCATATCCAACTGGAACAGGTCTAGCAAATAACGTAGGTACAGATGGTTTATTCGAAGCTATTGAAGATAGAGGTAATGTTTGGTCTGGTGGTTTCCCAACTACTTTAGCAAACTTTGACAGCATCATCAAAAGGTTAGATAAGCAAGGAGCAATCCAAGAAAATGTTATCTTCTGTGATAGAAATTTCTCTTTCGCAATTGATGATATGTTAGCTAAACAAAACTCTTACGGTGCTGGTGGTACTTCTTACGGATTGTTTGACAATGACGAAGAAATGGCACTTAACCTAGGGTTTAAAGGATTTAGAAGAGGTTATGACTTTTACAAGTCTGACTGGAAATATCTAAACCAAGCTACCTTAAGAGGTGGAATTGACGGTGGTAAAGTTAGCGGTGTACTTGTACCTGCTGGTTCTACTAGTGTATATGACCAAATCTTAGGTAAAAACGCTAAAAGACCATTCTTACACGTAAGATACAGAGCTTCAGAAACAGAAGACAGAAGATTCAAAACTTGGATTACAGGTGGCGCAGGTGGAGCATCCACAAACGGTACTGACCAAATGGAAGTTCACTTCTTATCTGAAAGAGCACTTTGTACAATGGGTGCAAACAACTTTGTATTGTTCAAAGGATAATTGTATACAATTAAGAGGGGGTGGGTTTGCCACTCCCTTTTTTACTTAAACTAAATAAAATAAAATCAAATGAAAAAATCTCAACCAAAAGCAAGGGTGTATAAATTAAAGTCGGAAAAAACACCCATTTCGATGATGCTAAACGCAACTCACTCAACGTCAAATCCTTTACTACATTTCGATGAAGAAACCCAAACAAACAGGGCGTTAAGGTTTGCTAAAAATCAAAAATCCATATTTGAAGACGAACAAGATGACAAAGCTCTTATGGAGCCTATTATATTTGAAGATGGATTCCTACAAACTAAACGTACAGACGTAGTATTACAGCAATTCTTAGATGTCCACCCTGGTAATGGGCATATTTACGAAGAGGTAGATTTAGAAAAAGATGCTGAAAAAGATTTAGAATATTTAAACGTAGAAATACAAGCTCTTCAAGCAGCAGCTGAGTTAGATATTAATCACTTAGAAATGATAGGTAGAGTTTTTATGGGAGCTAGAGTAGAATCTATGAAGACCGCTGAATTAAAAAGAGATGTGCTATTATTTGCTAGGGAAAATCCAGAAGAATTCCTAGACTTATTAGATGATGAAAACCTACAACTAGAATCCTTAGTTCTTAAATCTTTCGAGCAAAATATATTACTTTACAAAAAGGATAAAAGAGATGTTCACTGGAACTTACCTAAGAACAAAAAAAGAATTTTAACTGTGCCGTTTGGTGAAGATAAAACCAGAGTTCTTATTTCCTTTTTTCAAACAGACGAAGGCTTAGAGCTACTTGATGTACTTGAGAAAAAAGTTAAATAAAAGAGGTATCTTTGCGATATTATTAACCACTTAATTTTTTAAACAATGACAAAGTTTTTAAGTATCCCTGTAACAAGCGAAGGAAATCAACTCGTTTCTTGCAACGACATCAAACTAATAGAGCAAGGCTCTCAAACTACTGTAGTAATTACTTACGGCGGAGGAAAAGTAACAACCATAACTCACGCATCTGACGCATCTGGAAGCGAAGCTATGAGAAACGCAATCCAAAACGCAGTAATTGCTAACCTACAACAATCATGGGTTAACGTATCTCTTCAAGTAGAAGATTTACCGAAAGCAGTTAGCGGAATAGCAGTAAGTTAATCATGGAAAAGTTCCTAGATGTACCTGTGTACGACAATATTGTATCAGGAACAGCAGTTACCCCAGTGGGGTCAGCTGACTTAACCGACACTGGAAATATTTTTGCTCCAGTTGTAGTAGGAGACATTGTTCACGCAGCGTCCTCTAATAAGTATTTTCTAGTAGCTAGCAAGATTGACAACAACAACTTAACATTAACAGCTTTAGATGGAGGTACTATTCCATTAACTGCTGGTGAAGTTTTTTATATTCATTCTGCAACAGCCTTTAACAAGCAAATAGTTTCTATTGAAAACGTAAAGTTAATCGAGCAAAAAAGCACCAGCACAACAACCATTATCTTTGATGCCCCATCTTCTGTGGATATCATAACTCTAACTCATTTACCAGTTCCATCTGGAAGTGAAGCTATGAGAGATAAGGTTCAAGATGCAATGGACGCTGCTTATATCACTAACTGGGAAAATGTAGCTTCAGAATTTGACGCTAGACCATATAAAGTTATTGGAATAGGCATAGCTTAATTTTAACACAACCTATAATCATAAGAGCACTTTTTTAGGTGCTCTTTTTTTTGCTTATCTTTGTAGGAAATACTCCCAGATGATTAACGAAGTAAGAAATACAGTCTTATCTATACTCAACAAAAACAATAACGGATACATGACTCCAGAGGAGTTTAACTTATTTGCGAGACAAGCACAACTAGAAATATTTGAACAATACTTTTACCAATTAGCTCAATGGAAAGCTAAAGAGAATGCAAGAATGTCTGGTGAAGCATACGCTGACATAGTTAGAGAATACCAAGAAGTTTTAGACACCTTTTTAGTTAGCCTGACACTAACTCCAGTTGGAGCAACAAGTGTTTATACTTTACCAGAAAACTGGTACACTTTACTTAAAGTTAATTATAAAGATGCATCTGGTGTTTTTAATGAGGTCGAAAGAGTTGCACAATACAGAATTAATCATTTAGTAAACTCTAACATTACAGCACCCAACACTACTTATCCTGCTTATGTTCTAGGACCAGCAACAGCTCCAGCTATTCCAGTTCCTCCAGCGCCAGTAGCTAATACTATAACTATATACCCCACTACAATTACAGGAGCAACAGATATTATAACTGATTACGTAAGATACCCAGTAGACCCAGTATGGACTTATAATGCGATAGGTGTAGATGGTGATCCAGTTTACGACCCAACTAGTGCGTCATATGCTGATTTTGAATTACCTTTATCAGATAGCATTGACTTAGTTATAAGAATTTGTCAGTACGCAGGTATAAGTATTAGAGAAAGTGAAGTAGTACAATTTGAGTTACAAGAGGAAGCAACTGAACAACAAAACGAATCATAATGGCATATATAACTGATCAAAATTACTACACTAACATGGGGGTTGCCCCCACCAATAAGAATTGGGGAAGTTACCAGTATATTAGTTTAAAGGATATTGTGAATAATTTTCAGTTAATGTACGCTGGAGATGATAAATTAGTTAGTAACGCTAACAGATATCAGTTGTTGTTTCATGCAAAAAGAGGTATACAAGAGATAAACTATGACGCCTTAAAGAGTGTTAAGATATTAGAGTTAGAAGTTTGCGATGATTTAAGGTATGTTTTACCCCCAGACTATGTTAATTATGTTAGAGTATCTCTATATAAAGATGGAGTTCTTTTTCCTTTAATAGAAAATTTTCAAACAAACTACTCATCAGCCTATTTGCAAGATAACAACTGCGAGGTTTTGTTTGATGTAAATGGAGACGCAATAAGTCCTCAACACTCATTAATAGACTTACAGAGAATAAAAGGAACCAAACCTACTTTGTATTTAAACTACGGACATCCTTACCATAATAAAATGGGGTACTGCTGTGATGGAGACTGGTACTTTGGATTCTCCATAGGAGCTAACTTTGGAATGAACACCTCTCTAGCTAATCAAAACCCCAACTTTAGAATAGACAAAGCTGGTGGGGTTATAAATTTTAGTTCTGAAATGGCTAATACTATTGTTATATTAGAATACGTTTCAGACGGTTTAGAAAAAGGAAATGACGAAGAAGTTGTTATTAATAAATTAGCAGAAGAATATTTATATGCCTACATTAGATGGGCTATGCTAAGTAATAAGATAAACGTACAAGAATACGTTGTTAATAGAGCTCAAAGAGAAAAAGCAAATAAACTTAGAAACGCCAAAATAAGACTAAGCAACCTTCACCCTGGTAGACTACTTATGACTCTACGTGGGCAAGATAAATGGATTAAATGAAATTAACTAACACTTTCACTGGGGGTATAATGAATAAAGACCTCGATGAGCGTCTTATACCGAAAGGGCAATATAGAGATGGCTTAAATGTTGGGGTATCAACTTCAGAAGAGTCAAGTGTTGGAGCAATAGAAAACTTCCTAGGGAACACATTAGTAGGGTCAGCGACTTATAATGGCATGACCACAGACGCAGTAACTATTGGAGCTTACGCTGATGATGCTAGAGAGACTTTGTATTGGTTTGTGGCTGATACAGCTTTTGATTACATAATAAAATATAGCTCAAACACAGGAACATCTACTATTATATTACAAGACTTTAAAGGAAACACTCTTAAATTTAATAAGGAATACATAATCACCGGTGTAAACTTAGTAGGAGATTTGCTTTTTTGGACTGACAATCTAAATCCACCTAGAAGATTAAATATTAGAAGGTTCTACCTCCCTAATTTAACAGCTCTTAGTGCTAACTTCACTGAAGATGACATAGCTGTAATACTTAGGCCCCCTCTGTCCTCCCCAGTTATATCAATGGTGGATACAGGAACCTTAACAGATGAAAACTTTATACAAGACAAGTTCTTAAGGTTTGCTTATAGGTTTAGGTATGAGAATAATGAATACAGCTCTATGTCTCCTTTTAGCGCTACAGCCTTTAATGCTAAAAAATATGAATTTAATTACTCTGATGGTGACTTTGTCTCCATGCTTAATGAATTCAACCAGGTAGATGTAACTATAGAAACTGGAACAAAGCAAGTTAAAAATGTTCAGTTAGTCATAACTAATGAGTTGACATCACAAGTGTTTATAGTAGAAACATATAACAAGGAAGCTAACTTATGGGCCGATAACACCACCGAGACGGTTAGTTTTAACAATAGTAAATTATATAGTCTTCTTGCAGCTGACGAAGTTACCAGACTATACGATGCTGTTCCACTGAAAGCACAAGCGCAAGACTTTGTAGGGAGTAGAATAATGTATGGAAACTACATACAAGGAAACAACATAGTAAACGATAAGGGAGAGTCTATACCTATGGATTTCTCTTTAGATTACTACAGCGCTCCACTGCCTACAGAAAACAATCCTTTTAAAACTTTTAGAAGTGATAGAGATTACGAAGTAGCTATAGCGTATTCAGATGAGTATGGAAGATTAACAACCCCACTAATACCTACTATTAGTAATCAATTTTCCAACACTACATATATACCAGCCACTGAATCTGTAAATTCAAATGACTTGAGAGTGTCGATAAATAACAGACCTCCAGAATTTGCTTATCATTATAGAATATTTATTAAACAGAACGAATACAAATTTACTAACATTTTTCCAAGCTTTTATTACATAGTATCTGGAGTGGTTTATTTTAGAATAGATAGGTCTGATGTAAATAAAGTTAAGGTTGGGGAGTATATAATATGCAAGCTAAACGATGGTATAGCAACAAAAGTTAACACAGAATTTAAGGTTTTAAATGTAGAAGTTCAAGATAAAGACTTTTTAGGAAACAACGAGATATCTGGACTATATATGGAAATAGCCGACCCTAATGGATTTTTTAGCGTGTCTAATACTTTCTCCGAAGCTTACACAGCAAGAGGGTTATGGAACAATTACTCTGAAACATTTGCTTCTGTTTACGGTGGAGAAACAAGAGATAGAGACCCTATAGCTCCTAATGGTGATAGAGTAGCACAAGTAGACAACCCAATCCATTACGGAACTTCTACAACTAATACTAATTTAGCTTTAATAACTGGCGCAGGAGCAACATCCCCATATGATCCAATCTTTAGTAGTGTTCAAAATGACCAAAGAATAAAAATTAAAATAAGACCTGGTGATAATTTTGAAGTTTTCCACATGAGCACATCGGGAGGTTATGTACTTTCCACTGGAATTTCGCCTATTGATTTTGTAAATGGAAATGTAATTAACGCCACCACCGGTATACCGGTATGTAAAGTTTCATGGGTTGATGGACCAGGGTATATATCCAACGATTTTTTCATAATAAATGTGCACTCTAGGAGAAAACCAGGGAACGAATCTTCTGTTTTAAATCAAGACATGGAGGTTAACCTCTATCAAAGTGAAGTAATTAATCTCCAGCACACAACCACAACTTATAGTAGAGTAGCAATTGTAGCTTCTAATGCTGTAGATACGTTTAGAATTCCTACCAACTCTCCCCCAGACAGAGAGATTGAAGCTGGAGCGGTAATAGAAATAACTATAACAGAAAGCAGTCACGAGCAATCCACACTACCCAGCTCACTTAGTGGAGTTCAAGATCCATACCCAAACCTACAAGCTAGTGGAACACCTAGTTCAACCATGACATTTATATCTAGTAGAGAATACAAAAATATAGAAGAGTGGTTTTACGAAGATAGAATATATCTACAATGGGAACATACGGATTTCTTTAGCGGTGGTTCTCAAAAAGGGGCTCAATGTAGAGTTTTATTTAAGAGAGGTTTTTGGTCGCAACCTGGCGGTGGTAATACAGAGATATTCGAACACCCACTCATGATGAATGGATGGACTAACGAAATGTATCAAAAAGTAGCTCCAGCTGCACCCGGTGGATATCCAGATTGGGCGAGTTACTTAGCTAATGAAGCGCCGGTTAGACTGTGTGTAGTGGCTAGTTATAATCCTGCTTGGACTAGTGCAAGTGGCTTTAACAACGTAAACATAGCTAATATAGCAGTAAACTTTCAAATAAATCAAGCAGAAAGAGGTAGTCCAGTTTTTGAAACAATACCAGAATCACAAGATTTAGATTTATTTTACGAAACTCCATTTACATTTAATATAGACAGGGTCAATAACCTTCATGAAGGCAATGTACAGAATCAATCAGCAAACGTGGGCGGAGTTCCAGCTATAGTGAGTTTAAATACCGCTACACTTTCAGGTTCTCCCACGAAACAACAAGAAGAAAACGCAAGTTTCAACGCTTTTGCTTGGGGTAATGGGGTGGAATCCATGACTATTAGAGGCGGTTGGAATGAAGCTCAATTACAATACAGTCCGAGAGTTAGTATACCTATAGAGGATTATGGACAAGAACTCTTAACGTCTAGTATCACCTATAGTGGGGTATTTAGGGAAAACACAACCGTAAACAACTTAAATGAGTTTAACTTGTCGCTTGCTAATTACAAAGATTTACAAAAAGAATACGGACCTATTAGGAAATTACACGCTAGAGATAGTGATGTAGTGGCTTTTCAAGAAGATAAGGTTTCTAAAATTTTATTTGGCAAAAACTTATTATCCGATTCTACTGGAGGGGGTAATGTTGCCTCTGTTCCAGAGGTTTTAGGAACACAAATAACTTATTTAGGTGAATATGGTATATCTGAAAATCCCGAAAGTTTTGCTAGTTGGGGTAATGATATGTATTTTGCAGATGCTAAACGTGGTGCAGTTTGCAGATTGGGAGCTAATGGAATATTTGAGATATCAAGCCAGGGTATGTCGGATTATTTTAAGGATTTATTTAGGGATAACTTTAGAACTCAAAAACTTGGAGTCATTGATCCGTTTAAAGAACATTATGTACTATCAAGTAATGATACTCCAGCACCTCCTTGCGAGTTTGATTTTGTGATAGAAACCACAGATGTCCCCGGCCCTAGTATACAATTAGTAAATATAAACGTAACATCAACCGCAAATTGGACTTTAACCTTAGTAGACACTGGAGATGGAATTGGATGGGCAACCTTAAATGCAACTACCCCAACCTACACTGGTTTCGGAAATGAGGTTGTAACCCTAAAGATTAGTCCAAATTTAACCACATTTAAAAGAAGTTTAGATATACTTGGCACTGGATGTGCAGGGGCATTGCCAGCTGTTAGTATAACTCAAGGAACAGGAAGTAAGCTGACTAGGGGAACTCTGGCAGCTGGGTTAGAGCAAGACTCTGTAGAGGGATTAGAAAGTAGCTTTGAGTACGAATCTACTTCTGCAGGTTTAGTTCCATTTAATAATCAAAGAATAACACCTAACTCATTAACTACTTTTGTAGAGGATAATAGCATTGCTTTAACAGGAACTAACACGCTTCCATTTGATGGAGAAACAGTAACAATGAGAGCTACCCAGACTGGAGCGTTGGGAAGAAAGTCGTTTGAACCTAACTTGGGTAATAAAATGAAGTATTTGGTTACAGATACACTATACACAACATCTCAAGTTACAGCTGCTTTAGCTGCGGCTACAGCAATAACCCCTTCTTTGGTGGCTGGAAAATGGGAAGGTACATTTACTTTTCTTAGACCAGCGGATGAAAAATACCTATACTTGCTTTATGATATGAGAAGTACATTTACATCGGGTGATACCATGACTTTTCCAGCTGCTATAAACAATCATATAGGGACATTTAATGCTGATTTAGACCTAACAACACAAAGAGGTAGATTATCAATGGCTTACACCCCTTGTGCTGGAGGTAATAACTACCAAATATATAAAGGTGATAACTTGATTGTAGAATCAGGACTAGTAACAGTAGCAGGGACGTTAGATTTTGTAAAGAAAAATACAGACTCAGCTTATAGTTTAAAAGTAACATACCCAGGGGATGGAAATTCATTTACAGCGAGCATACCAACACCTACTCTAACTTCATTCACATATGATAATACAGATGAATCGTTAGACCCTAGTGACGCTTTGTATGTGTGTAGAGCTACAGCAACCCCCCCAACCTCTCTTAAATATCATGATGGTCCAGATCCCCTTCCTAAACCAGGAAATACAGTGTATGAAAACCCCTTTGGAGGTTTGGTTTTAGATTTAGGGAATACAGTTCACCGAATGGGTACG